CGTCAGAACTAAGAGCTGCACCGTTTTCAACGTACCATACTTCTATGTCACATTTACCTGCGGTTGCAGCTGCAGTAGCTACAATACTATCAAAAGTATCATCAGCCGCTAAAACATAAGCACCTTTGTCTGATGGGGATAAAACCACACCAACAGTTACGCTTCCTTTAGCAGTTGCTGCTATTAATTGAGATGAACCTGTAAAGCCAAGTGAAAACGTTGCACTACCACCTGAAGTCATAGCTTCAGTTACAGTAGCAGAAACACCAAGAATGACATCTCCTTTACTGAATGTATGTATTGCGTCAGTTCCTACAGCTTGAGCACCAAAGTCAAGTCTCATTTTCTTTACTTTAACACGAGAAACATCCGATACTAGACCGTCTGCTTTGTTTTGTCCGTACATTGGATTAGCCATTATTCATTACTCCTTTTAAGTAGTCCAGATAGCATGGGCTTCGGGCATATGAATTTCCAAGCCAGCTTCTGTTTGGATTAAGTCGACTCTACGGTCAACGCCACTATTTTCAAGAGTTTGAACACCAACATAAACTGATGTATCACGATTTTGTCCATTACCAACTAGAGGTCGGTAAGCACAATATCTCATATTGACACCAAGTAAGCCAATGTTAGTTCCGTCAAGGTGAATATTTCTAGCAACTTGCATATCTCCATAAGGAGTGGAAATTGTTGAAATATCAACACCAAAGACTTTACGTTTCCCAATCATTGACATATCAGCACGAGCTAGTGAGTTTCCACCACCAGAAACGCTTTGAGTTGCACCGTCAACGTAAGGCTGAACTTGACCAAGATTGTTAGCAAAGTAACCACTTAACTTATGTAACCAGTTGTAAACAGCTGTGCTACAAAAGAAAACAGTTGCATTTGCATTGTTATATCTAGGGTCTAGGAAAGCACTCATGTCATCAAGAAAATCATCTTGTGATTTTGTTGCGACTGCTAGAGAGAATTGATTACCAAATCCACTAATGTAGTTAATAACACCATCAGTATACCAAGCAGAGTCTGCCGTACTTGCTGTGCCATTAAACAATAAAGATTGCTCAATATCGTATTTGTGTTCAATCAGTTTCTCTTTCCATACTCTTGCCCATTCGCTAGAATCATACTTCAGAACAGTTGCTCTTGCAGTATTATCCATAGCCATTGAAGTTTTCCAAATCTGAGTATTTCCATATCCAGTTTTGAAAGGTTGGTCTTTCCATGTTTCAGGATAACCACTACCTTGCGAGTGAGCAGTACCAATAACGTAAGAACGTTTTACTGCTAGGGCTTCTTGAGATTGATTACCAATACCTGAATCTTCACTATGCTTATAAGTAATGTGAAGAGATGATGGTGTTCTGATTACTGCACCAGTTAATACTACCATATTAGCTACAGCTGCATCTTCTACTGCGTCTACTCTGAAAACATAGTAATCAGTAGCAGCTTCAGCGCCAATTGCACCTGCTCCTGTTGGTATCTTAACTAATTGACCAGGTACGAAAAAACTAGGTTTTGTACCAGATGCACCAATTGCGATAGCCGTTGCTCCATACACAGAGCCTCTGTTGCCTGCGATTTCATAATCGCCTGCCATTGTTACTTTTGTGGTAGCTGCCGTCATTGCACCGTCTTGTGCGGGGGCACTACCATCAGAACTTCCTCCGTAGCTATAAGCATAACGCTTATGGAAGGAAGGTCGTCTCTCAGTAAATTTAAACTGAGGGTCGTCACATGGTTTCTTAGACAGTTTTGAAACTAAACGGAAGAATGGGTCTTGGGCTATTGCCAGCTCAGAAACCCTACTTCCGAAGTTATATTTCCGTCTAAGGTCACCAGTCGAAAGACTACTATTATCATCAGCAACACCTAAGTTGCCCAGATTAAATAAATCAGCCATTTGACTTGCTCCTATTCTATTTAGGGTTTAGCAGATGGCTAATAGTCTAATTCATTTAGCTATTAACCAAATGCGTGTTCTAGTTCCTTGTCAACCCCTAGTATAGAATCGAAAATTTGAGCATCTTCTGAAGTCTCTACTTTTGTAGAACCTTTAGTCGCAAGTGATTTTGGTCGTTGTTGAGTCTCTTGAACTTTACGAACGGCATTTCCACTAGCAGATTTGGCGATGTTTTCTTCTCTTAAACCTCTGTTCTTCAGATAGTATATATCATCCAAAGATAATGATTGATTTTCTGCAAATGTTTTAAAGTCATTCCATTCAGAATCATTCATATCATGCTTAGATTTAAAATCTGATAACTGTCTTTCAAGAGTAAACTCTTTCTTTTGTTTATCAAGTTCATTATTAAGCTTTCTTTGAACAACTCCATCAATAGTAGCATTTAACACTTTTGCTGAATCACTATCAGGATTACCAACTGCTTCATCGGGGTCAAAAATAAAATCTTCACCAAGATTCATTTTCTCAACCATACTTTGTGGGGCTTGACCACCACCGTCAAAATAGCCTTTCACATGAGAGACTAAATTGGGGTCTTTACGCATTTCATCAAGTATAGGTAAGTATGGTTCGAGTTCAGACAAACGTCGGTTAAGACGTTTACCCTCTGCACTAGAATCTGAATACCTTTTTTTGAGAGTCTCGATGTCCTCTTGCTGAGCTTCGCCAGTTAGTTCTTCTACTTCTTGTGTGTTATCACCTTGAGTTTCTGAGGCTGTTGAAGTTTCATTTTCAATATTGTCTACAATTGCACCATTGACTTCTTGCTCTAATTGACCAAAAAAGTCATCTTGTGCATCATCTGAAATAAAACTTTCGGGGGCAGAATTTACTTCTGCGTTGCCTACTTGTGCTTCTTCCATTTATATAGCCTTTATTTTAATTTGTTGAATTTACTTTTTTTCTTTGCTATCTTGCAAATTCTTTTTTCTATCTTCATCTAAAACTTTTCTGTAATATTTTTGTTGAGCTTTTGTCTCCATCATATCTCTGTCTACCTCTTTAGAGCCTGTCTCAATATTATGTCTAATACCTGCTTGTACTAATTGTCTGCTTAGAGTCTCTATTGTTCCATCTTTATCTTTTACAGCTTCATCTAATTGCTCTACTTGTTTTTGCAACTGAGCAACCATAGATTTTCTTTCAATTATATTTTCTTTCCCTCTTACATCTGTCTCAGCTAACATAGCAATATCATCAATAAGACCAGCTTGATACCATCTAAAATACTCTTCAATTAATGCCCATCTATTTACTGGCATAGAAGCACCAGCTACAATTCTAATATCAAACCTTGAACTTGCATAATCAGACCACTTATTTATTTCTTCCCCATAATCATTATAAATAGGGATATTAATTCTTGTTTCTTTTTCAACATAATCACCGCCAGCATTAGGTTGAACTATTCTAAATACTTTATCAACAGTATAATGAGTTTGTGCAATTTCTTTGAATGCGATTCCAACTTGCTCCAAAGCAGGTTCTAAAATAGAACCCATCCATGCTTTAATTCTCCTTGTTCCAAATTCATCATTAGCTAAAAGACCTCTATATGTATCTGGCTGCTGTGTAGTAAAACCCATCATAGAACTTGGTATCCCAGCAATATATTCCATATCGGACTTACCTTGCTCTGTAATAGTATAAAAAGCATTATTAATAGCGGCAGGTAAAATTGGAGTTGGTGGAGTAAATCCTTGTCTATATTTCAATAAAGCACCTGGAGCAGATGAGTATTGTTCCCACTCGTCTTCAGGAACAGAGCCCTCTTCATACATCCATCTAAGATTTGAAGCCAAATTTGCATTATGAATCATTACTTGATGAGCTTTATTAATCTCTTGTTGTTTGCCAATCATTGGAGATACAGCTGACATAGGATAAGGAGTTCCTGTATATAAATAAGGAACAGGTATGATTGGATATTCACGAATAGGTAATATATATTCGTATAATGTTATGTCCGAACCTAACGTACAAGTAATCTTAACTCTTGTCTCAAAATACTCTGATTCATTTACAATAGAAGCACTTATTTCTTCGTCTTGAATTAAAATTTCATACTCTTCTTTACTTACTACCTTTTCTTCAACCTTATTTAATCTCTCTTGAGTAGCATATTCAATTTCAGCTCTTTTTTGTTGTATACCGTCTCTTAGTGAGTCTTGTGCTTTTTTAATTTCTAATTCAGCTCTATCTCGTATTATTTCTCCAGCATTTAAGGCATTCTGAATCTGTATTATTTTTTCTTTGGTAGCAACAGCTATCTCATCTTCAAATTGCTTTAGCTTTTTATTAGCTACCATTTTTATATTATCTATATCTTCTTTAGTCGGATATACTTTAACGCTTAGATTGTAATATGGAACACGAATTTTTTCATAACACTCATGATATGGGATTAAATCATCCTTATCGCCCTCAGGAGAAACAGTAGTTATAATATCTTCAGGTATAATTGCACTAGACTCTCCTCTATCTGCTTGAGAATAAGCATCGATTGAACCCTGCTCACTGGCTTTATTTACTTTTCTAATATCCTCAGGAAACATTGATTTTAACTGTTCTCTCGCTAAAACTTTTCTAATAATGATAAAAGAAGCATCTCTGTAAAGAAAATCACGGCTCATTGGGTCTGGGAAGACATCAAAAGGGTCTATTTTCTTAAAAACAACATCCCCTTTACCATTATCTAAATCTTGGTCAATATCTATAAAGAAATATCCCATCCCCTTAGTAAGTGAATCTAATATTACATTCCCATAAACTGCTTTACCATTTGATAAACTCCAGCAATATTCAGATATGTCGCTATGGACTTGTGCTATATTTGTATCGCTTCCCTCAACCGCCACAGCTTTCCACTTTGGGTTATTTGCTGTAACAAAATATTTCATTGTTTCTATAATAGGTGTTATTCTATTAATCTCAAAAGTAGGCATCCCTGATTCTTTCAATGAATCCTTTTCTTCTTCAGTCAATTGTTCATTAAGATAAAAATCATACCCTTTTTGACTTTCTGATTGCCATTTTATTCTCTCTTGAGAATTGGCAGTACTCCACATTTGATATATTCGTTCAGATTTTTTAGTTCTAGCCATATGTACCTTTACCTGATGTCATTACGAAACTAACCAACCTTTGGCTTTTCTTTTTGGTCTATACCACTCTCTAGTTTTTTCTTTTTTCTTCATATTTGGCGGGAAAGCGTGTAAAAGTGAATAAAACAGTGTCTCTATGGTGTCATCATGTGCCATTCTCGGGCCAAATGTAACAATTTCATGCTCTAAATCAAACATATTTTCTCTTAAATGTATATTTCCTGTACTAAAACGACCAGAAAGACCCGAATATATCTTATTTCTCTTCTCTCTTCCCCCTGGTTTCTCTGGAATAACGCTAATATCAAATTTGTTTTCTATTCTTCTTCTTTCATTTAACGATTGAAAGACAGACCTATTC